ACCCGCTCGACCTCCTGAGCAACCGCCACGAGTCTAATTGGTGGGGCTGGAGCGACACGCTAGAGCTCCCGTACGGCCCGCTGCTTGTCGACGGCTCGCACAGCGTCGCCGTGACCTCGGCCGGCGTGACGGTCGACCCGGCCAGCTACGTCGTAGATGCCGAAAGCCGGCCGGGCCGGATCCGGCTCTCGAACCCGGGGAATAACTCGCAGCTCGTCGTAACGTACTGGGCCGGCCAGGCGACGCCGCAGACCGTACCTCCGACGCTCAAAAGCGCGATCCTGCTAATGGTTGGGCATCTCTGGGCAAACCGCGAGGCTGTTTCAACGTCTGGAATGAACGCCGTGACGCTACCAATGGGCGTCGAAATGCTCCTCGCCTGCGAGTCCCAAACGGGGATGTACTAATGCTGCCAGCCGGCATCCTCCAGGAGCTCGTCGTAGTCGAGACGCCGACCGAAAGCCGGAACGCGCTGGGCGAGACAACGCTCACCTGGTCGGAATTCGGTAAGCGGTGGGCATCCGTTGTTGCTTCCAGTTACTCCGAGCAGGAGATGAGAAAGCAGATCGGCGGCATGGCGACGCACAATGTACGCATGCGGTACATGGCCGGGCTAACTGGGAAAATGCGTCTCCGGTGGGCGTCGAGAGATAACCGTCTCCTCTACATCTCGTCGGTGGTCGAGCACGGCCGCCGCGAAGAGCACGAGCTCGCATGCGAGGAGAAGGTAACGTGATCTACTTCAAATCCAATTACGCCGAGGTGGACGATAGCATACGAAACATTATCGACGCCTTTCGGAAACTACCGCCGACGATCGCCAAAAAACGGATGACGCAAGGCATGAACAGGGCCATAAAGCCATTCTTGCCAGCCCTCCAATCGATTACGCCATACAGGACCGGCGGCCTGATGCGGTCGGCTATCTCGAAAGTGAAGTTTTACAACAAGGTCGACCACGGAGCCGTAGCAGGCGTTATTGGGTTCTCTCGGAAAACCGTAAAGAAGAAAACCAAATTCGGAACCGTGGAGGGCGCCGGCTTTCATAGCCACCTGGTCGAGTACGGCACGAGCGGACGCAATCGCAAGAGCGGCGGCAGTACAGGGTCTATGCCGGCAAAACACATGGTGCTACGAACGCTTACAAGCCACCGCGGCCAGATCCTGCTAGCCATCGAGCAGGAACTCGCGAAGAGTCTGGAAAAGACGGCCGAGGAGCTTAGGAAGAAATAGCATGGCAAGCCCAGAAGCGTGGATACGAGCAGCAGTGGAAACGGCGGCCGGGTGCTCTGCTTACCCGCAGATCGTGCCGGAATCTGCGGCGGTTCCGTTTGTGGTCTATGCCAGGGTAAGCACGACGCGGGAGACTCTTGGCGTCGCCGGGGTCACGATTCCGCCGACCGGCAATTTTTCGATCGAAATCTACGCCGACACATACTCCCAGGTTAAGACGATCGCCGACAGTGTTCGGTCGGCGTTGTCTAACTTCAACGGGACGGCAAACGGCGCGACAATAACGTCCGTCCTGCTGGTCGACGAGCGAGACGGCGACCCCGTTTTTTTCAACGGCCAGGACAAACCCACCTACGTCGTAGAGCACAGTTATCAAATTCGATGGAGTGAGTAAAAATGCCAACGGATACCGCAATCGTAGACAGCCAGGGAACGACATTTACATTTAACGGCGGTACATTCCTCGCAAAAAACGTCAAGGTAAAAGCGTCTAAAGCCACTATCGACGTTACGCCGCTCTCGCAGGCTGCCGGAACGATGCGTAAACTGCAATACGCTCCACTCCAGGAAGGCACCGTAATAACGTGTGAGGATTTCGGCTCAACCCAGCCGAGTTTAGGTGATAAGGGCGCTGTAGCTTGCTCGACCCTTGGTGTTGGTGGCAATGCTTTTGTCGAGGATTTTGAGCTTACCGCGGCAGTGGGCGAGCTCATCATGGGAAACCTTACCCTTAAGATGACCTCCTGATCATGAGCGGGGTAAAGCGATGCCCGACATCGAATACAGCCAAGGAGCTACGCTTACATTCGATGGCGTAGAGCTCGGGACGTATATCTCCATGAATCCGTCCTGGTCGGCGAGCGGCGTTCACGAGACTACAAGCAGCGACAGCCCAATCCTTGGCGTCGGCACTAAAACCAGAGTCTTAAGGCAGTACAACTGCTCTGCCGTCGAGCCCGGCCAGGTGGTTGTGAAATTCCTTGGGAATCCGGCGCTCAGTTTTGAAAACATGGGGAAAGAAGGCCTGCTCGCAATAACTTGGACCGGCGGCAGTTATTCCGGCTACGGGTTTGCGACAGCTCTCGACGGCGACATTGTGAGCGGCGAGCTCATTAAGTGGTCAATGGAATTTCGATTCAGCGGTTACTAAGGGGATCTCATGCCGTTAACAGCAGACGAATTACTCGACCTCTCCGATCTGCGGGAACCGCAGAAGCTCTACGTTAAGGCGTGGAAGCGGGACATTTTCCTGCTCGACCCGACGGCCGACGTTCGCGACGATTGGGAAATTTTCTGCTCGGCTAACGCGAACAAAAAAGCCTCCTGGCGGGCAAAGCTGGCGAGCCTGCTTCTGTGCGACGAGACCGGAAAAAAGCTGTTTACGGATGCCGATATTCCGAGGCTCGGCAAGAAATCTGCGGCGGCGCTGCATGAAATTTGGCAAGCCGGGACGAAGCTCCTTTCCGTAACCGACAGCGAGGTGGAGGAGCTCGAAAAAAACTAAGAAGCCCGGCCGGCTCGGTGGACCTGTTTCTCTACCGGCTCGGGCTCCAGGTTGGGATCTGGGACGTAAAGGCCTGGAAGAAAAGGTTAACGGTACGACAGATACGGGCATGGCTGGCTTTTTGGCGTGTCGAGCCGTTTGGCGACGATTGGCGGCGTAGTGGCCGGGCGGCGCTAGTCATGTCTGGAGGAAAGATCGAGGCCGACACAGAGGACAAATTCCTTCCGAGCTACCGAGAGAAGAAGCAGACCGAAGCCGAGCTCATCGCAGAGCTAAAGAAGATTCCGGGATTCCGCAAACAGCTAGAGGCGCAGGGCAAATAGTGGCGACCATCGGCAAAGTATCTGCGGTTTTCACGGCAAGCACGTCGGGCTTAAAAGCGGGCGTTAAGGAAGCCTCCGACTCGTTCAAGAGGCTTGAGAAGGACACCAAATCCACGGCTGCTAGCCTGCGGACGCTGGCGGCCATCCAGGGCGCGCAGTTATTTGGGTCCATTGCATCCGCTGCCACGAACGCGGCTCGTGGCCTGGTGAATATGGCCGGTGCGGAATCGGAGACTATTGACCAGACCAGCAAGCTCGCCAGGCGTCTGGGCATGACGTACGGCGAGCTCGCCGGCCTCTCGCTCGCCGGCAACCTGGCCGGCGTGTCGATGGACACGATCGGCAAAGCCGCGACGAAGGCCGACATTGCTCTTGTAAAGGCCGTGCAGGGATCCACGCAGGCTAAGGCCGCCTTTGCCGGAATCGGGCTCTCGGTCGAGCAGCTCCAGGGACTAAGCCCTGCCGAGCGATTCCAGAAAATTACGGACGCGATCGCCAAGCTCCCCACGGAGGCCGAGCGAGCCAGGGCCGCCGTGGCGCTCTTTGGCAAGTCTGGCTCCGAGCTGCTCCCGCTCTTCGAGGGCGGAGCCGGTAGCATCCGGGCAGCAACCGAAGAAGCAAAGCGTTTTGGGCTCGCCCTCACAAACGAGCAGGGCCAGAGCGTAGAGAACATGAACGACGCTTTTACGCGGGCGTACTCCGCGATCGAGGGCGTTGTCCAGCAAGTGGTAGCCTACCTCGCTCCAGCCCTCCAGGGCGTTACAGACACGTTTACGAACCTTATCGGAGGCATCGGCGGAGCGAACATCGGGCAGTTTATCGGCGACGCGATTCTAAGCGCCGCCACTTACTTCGCCGGCGTTGCGGATTACTTCATAAACAACGCTGGAAGCATCTGGGAGTACGCAAGCCAGATCGGCGCCCAGTGGTTGAATGTGTTTCAGATTGGAAGCCAGGTGGCTTCTTTTTTTGCTGGCGTCGCAAACACAATCAAAGTAGTTTTCGCAGCCACTATCGTCGGCATTACAGGCCCGATAACGGCAATTCTTAAAGCGGTAAACAGCGTAGCTAAGTTTGCAGGCATTGACCTCGGCATAGATTCATTCGTGGCCGGCATGGGCGCTTTTAACGACTCGCTCTATCAGTCGATGACAGATGGAGCCAAGGCCGCCGGCGAAAACTTTAACGCAGCGTTCTCAGGTGGCGAGTCTGGCGGGGAAGCCATCAAAGGCCCAGTGTCGACAACACTTGCGGACGCGATCGCAAAAGCAAAAGCAGACGCGGCCGCCGTCAACACCTCGAAGTCTCAAGTAATCGGCGGTGGAATCACGGCAACAGAGGAAGGTGCTGCCGTCGGAAGCGCCGCGGCCTCCGCAAAGACGAGCTCACGCGATGGCATGGGCGATGTAGCCAGGAGCGCGGCCGCCGCATCCTCGGACATAGGCGAGCGGCAGCTAGCAATCCTTGAGCAGATCCGCGACGCCCTTTCCGGGCCGTCCGACGAGACGCTCGTAGACTTTGCGGGAGCCTAACGTATGGCCGTAGTTGCCGTGAATGAAGTGATCAGCGGTACGGGCCTGTCTGGCAAGTACGGAGAATCGTTCACGTTTACGCGCAAATGGCGTATCCGCGTGGATGACCCTAAGACCTCTAAAGTAATCATTTCCAGGGCGCCTGGGATTACATTTGGTGCCGGCCATCCAGACTTTTCAGATCATAAGGCGATGGAATTCGACCTTTCCGACGAGGATGGCGTCGGCATGTTCTGGATGCTGGTAGTGAAATACTACATACCGCCCAAGGACAACACGCCAGACGCCAGTACCGGGATGCCGAAAGACGATTGGCGGGCCAACGGTTCAACGAACACGATCCCGGCTTTCACGAATAAAGACGGCGTATCGATTTGCAACAGCGCCGGCGACCCCATCGAAGGTTTAGAGATCGAGGCCTCAGACTTTGGGCTTTCTCTAACAAGGTTCTACGCCGATCTCTCCTGGGTGGCGATCGCCACGAGCAGGAGCAACGCGGTTAACTCCGACACCTGGAACGGCTCGGCCGCTCGAACCTGGAAGGCAGAGTTTCGCGGGGCCGTCAAAAAAGAGATGACGGTATCGGCGTCAAGCGGCTCGGCTACGTTGCCGTACTGGGAAACGTCCTGGGAATTCCGGTACCGGGCCGACAAGTGGGATCTCAGGCCCTGGGACGTTGGATTTAACCAGCTCGTAACGTCAACAGGAACGCCGAGCAGTTCCGGCACATTACGGGCGGCCGTGCTTGGAGCGGACAAAAAGCC